TTGAAAACCGGGAAGGGGCTGGCGCAGCGGCACGAACGCATCCGCCTGGCGTACCAGCTACAGGTGAGGCACGGCATTACGGCTGAAGACCTCGCAAAAATTCTGGGCCTTTCGGAAGAAAGGTATGACCTGTGGTTGCGGCGGCTGAAATGCACCGGCAGCGAGGCAAAGGCGCCGCAGCGCCCGATTGAGGGCGCTTTCGAGCGGCTGCAAGCGGAATTGCAACGATTGCTCGATGGGGAACAGCTTCCCGACAAGAGCAAGGCCGAAGCCTTGATGGCGCTGGCAAAAGCGGTGAAGACGGTGGATGAACTAACCGCAGAAAGCACAACCACAGAGACGGGACGGGAGATTGCAACGCCTGACATAAAGGAGGTCCGGCAGGCTCTGGCCCGGATAGACAGGAGAATCGAAGAACTTGCAGAAAAGCGCGCGCGGGAAATCCTGGGCGGTGGGCCTGGCGTTTCGGCAGATATTGGCAGCGCAAGACGAATGGCTGATCCGGGCGCGTGATGCGCAATTGCCGCCCGATGGCGACTGGCGCGTCTGGCTTATCATGGGCGGGCGCGGCTCGGGCAAGACGCGGGCGGGCGCGGAATGGGTTTCAGGCATGGCGCTGGGGCTGCCGCCTTTCGCGGGCAAGCCGAGCGGACATATTGCGCTGGTGGGCGAGACTTTCAACGATGCCCGTGAGGTGATGGTGGATGGGCCATCCGGCATTCTTTCGGTTTCGCGACTGGTCCGGCCCCGCTACGAGGCGTCCCGCCGCCGTCTCATCTGGGATAATGGTGCGGTGGCCACGCTTTTTTCCTCGGAAGACCCCGACAGCCTGCGCGGCCCCCAGTTCGACGCGGCCTGGTGTGATGAACTGGCCAAATGGAAAAACCCGCAGGAGACGTGGGACATGTTGCAATTTGGTCTGCGGCTTGGCGACAATCCGCGTCAGGTGGTGACGACGACCCCGCGCGCGGTGCCGCTTCTCAAGGCGCTTTTGACGGACAGGACTGTTTCCATGACGCATATGCGCACAGCGGAAAATGCCGGCAATCTTGCGGAAGGTTTCATGCAGACGATTGCGCGCCGCTATGCGGGAACACGCCTTGGACGGCAGGAACTGGACGGGGAACTGGTGGAGGAGCGCCCGGGAGCACTCTGGTCGCGGGACCGGATCGAGCAATGTTTCGAGGAAAATCCGCCGCCGCTGGCGCGTATCGTCGTGGCGGTCGATCCGCCTGCCTCGTCGGGTAAAGCGTCGGATGCCTGCGGCATCGTTGTGGCCGGAATTGACGCGGAAGGGGTCGGCCATGTGCTTGCCGATGAGAGCATGACCATGGCCAAGCCGCACCAGTGGGCGCGCCGCGCCATTGCGCTCTACCATACGCATGAAGCGGATGCGATTGTGGCCGAGGTCAATCAGGGCGGGGAAATGGTGGCGGCGGAAGATCCTTCCGTGCCGGTTTTGAAACGGCGCGCCTCGCGCGGCAAGTGGCTGCGTGCCGAACCTGTGGCTGCCCTTTACGAGCAGGGGCGGGTGCGCCATGCCGGGCGCTTTCCGGCGCTGGAGGACGAGATGTGCGATTTCGCGCCTGAGGGGCTTTCCAGCGGGCGCTCGCCCGATCGTCTTGACGCGCTGGTCTGGGCTTTGGGCGAACTCATGCTCGGTGCGGACCACAAACCCCGTATCCGCCGTTTCGGCTGAAGATCATCATTATTCATGGAGAGGCCATCCTATGGCTTGGAATTGGCCGTGGCGCAAAAGCGCCGCGAACCTGCCCGCGCGGGCAAATGCAGTATCCCAGACCAAAATGGCGAACGGTTTCGTGGCGCTGCATATGGAGCGGAATGCATCCTGGATCGCGCGTGATTATTCGACACTTGCCCGTGAGGGCTTCATGCGTAATCCGGTGGCGCATCGTTGCGTGCGCCTGATTGCCGAAGCGGCAAGCACCATTCCGTGGCTGCTTTATGAGGGGGCGACGGAACATGAGGCGCATCCTCTTCTCGACCTTCTCACCCATCCGCAGGGGGCGGTGGAGGGCGGCAGCTTTTTCGAGCGTCTTTACGGGCACCTGCTGATTGCCGGGAATGCCTATGTGGAGCGGGTGGATCTGCCAAGCGGCAGGATGGAACTCCATCTCCTGCGACCGGAGCGGGTGACGGTGGAAACCGATGCCGATGGCTGGCCGCAGGCGCTGGTCTATCGCTCTGGTTTGGCAAGCCGCACTATCCCGGTTGCAGGCTTGGACGCTCCCGGCCTGCATCTGAAGCTCTTCCATCCGCTGGATGACCATTATGGTTTTCCGCCGCTCGAAGCGGCCTTGATGGCGCTCGACATTCATAATGCGGCGGGCGCGTGGAACAAAGCCCTGCTGGATAATTCCGCCCGTCCTTCCGGTGCGCTGGTCTATGCCCCGAAGGAAGGCGGCAATCTGACGGAGGAACAGTTCGAGCGGCTGAAAGCGGAACTGGAGGAGGGATATACCGGCGCTTCCGGCGCGGGGCGCCCGCTGCTTCTGGAAGGCGGCCTTGACTGGAAGGCGATGGGCTACAGCCCGCAGGATATGGATTTCATCGAGGCGAAAAACGGCGCGGCGCGCGATATTGCGCTCGCCTTCGGCGTTCCGCCCATGCTGCTCGGTATCCCCGGCGACAATACCTATGCCAATTATGCCGAGGCCAACCGTGCTTTCTACCGGCTGACCGTGCTGCCATTGATCGGGCGTACCGCCAAGGCTTTTGGCAATTGGCTGGGGCCGCTCTTTGGCGGCGGCCTGCGGCTTGAACACGATATCGACAGGATCGAGGGCCTTTCGGCGGAACGGGAATCGCTCTGGCGGCGGGTGTCGGAAGCCTCTTTCCTCACCGACGATGAAAAGCGCGATGCGGTTGGCTATCAGCCGCGCGTGGGAAGGAGGGTGTCGTGAACAATTGGAACGACGCGGTTCTGGCTTCCGATACCGCATGGCTGTGGTTCGCGAAGATTGCTGGCGCGGTCGCAGGTTCGGTGGTTTCGCTGGCCTATATGCTGCCGCATGGCAAGCGGGAAGCAGCGATACGCTTTGCGGTCGGCATCATCTGCGGCATGGTTTTCGGTGGCGCGGCGGGTGTGAAGATAGCTGAAACTTTGGCGCTTGGTGACGCGCTTGGCCGCGCGGAACTGATGCTGATGGGGTCTGCTGCCGCAAGCCTTGCCGCCTGGTCGGCGCTTGGGGTTTTCAGGCGTTTTGCCGAGCGGCTGAAACAGGCGCCCCTGCCGGGCGTTTTGCCTGCCGAAAGGAACATGCATGGCGAGATTTGATCTGAAGCTCGATATGAAGCGCGCTGCGCTTGCCGTTGAAGAAGTTGAGATCGACGGTAGTTTTTCTGGCTATGCGAGCGTCTTCGGTCTGCCAGACCTGGGCAATGACGTGATCGAGCAGGGCGCTTTTGCCCGTGCGCTCAAGGAGCGCGGCGCATCCGGCGTGCGCATGTTGTGGCAGCATGATGCGGCTGAACCGATCGGTGTCTGGACGCAGATACGCGAGGATGCGCGCGGGCTTTATGTTGAAGGCCGGCTTGCCAAGGGGGTTGCGCGGGCACGCGAGGCGTTGGAACTAATGCGTTCCGGCGGGCTGGACGGGCTTTCCATCGGCTTTCGCACCGTCAGGGCGCGCAAGGATGCACGCACGGGCCTGCGCCATATCACGCAAGCGGACCTCTGGGAAATCTCGGTCGTAACCTTTCCCATGCTGCCGCAGGCACGCGTGACGGGCATCAAGGCGGGTTTGCCGACGATAAGAGAGTTTGAACGCTGGCTCACGCGGGATGCGGGGCTGAGCCGTGCAGCGGCGAGAACCGTGATAGCCAAGGGCTATGCGGCGCTCGGCGCAAGCCTGAATGGGCGGGAAGCCATCGGGCAGGACGAAGCGGACCTCGCAGGGCGTATGCGCCGGGCCGCCAGAACAATGATCTGAAATCGCAACTTTAGGAACAACATGGAACATTCCTCTATTCGCGCGCTCGAAACCAAGAGCGTGGAAACGAAGGCGCTTGCCCCCAATGCAGGCTCTGACGGCGATGTCGCCGAAGCTTTCGACGAGTTCATGACGGCTTTCAGCGCCTTTCGCGAAGCCAATGACGAACGGTTGAAGAAGGTCGAGAAACATGCCGATACTGACGTGCTGCTGCGCGAGAAGGTGGACCGCATCAACCGCGCGCTGGACGAACAGAAGGCGGCGCTCGACCAGTTCGTGCTGAAGCGCGCGCGCCCGCCGCTTGGCCAGAATGCGCCGATGGGCGATGTCGAGCACAAGCAGGCTTTTAACGGCTATGTGCGCCGTGGCGACGAGCAGGCTTTGCGCGGCATTGAGCAGAAGGCGCATTCCTATGCATCGGGCCCGGATGGCGGCTATCTGGTTCCGGCTGAACTGGAAACTGAAATTGGCCGCAGGCTTGCCGTTCTGTCGCCGATACGCGGCATTTCCGGCGTGCGTCAGGTTTCGGGCGCGGTTTTGAAAAAGCCATTCTCCATCAGCGGCCCGGCGACGGGATGGGTTGGCGAAACGGATGCGCGCCCGCAGACGGCTTCCTCGAAGCTGGCCGAACTGCAATTCCCGACCATGGAAATCTATGCCATGCCTGCTGCGACTTCTTCGCTGCTCGACGACAGCGCGGTCAATGTAGAACAGTGGATTGCGGAAGAAGTGGAAGCCGCCTTTGCCGAGCAGGAAGGGGCAGCCTTCGTCAGCGGCGATGGTGTCAACAAGCCGCGTGGTTTCCTGAGCTATGAGACCGTTGCCGATGATGCATGGGCATGGGGCAAGATCGGCCATGTCGCAACGGGTGTGGCGGGTGCGCTGCCGCCGGAAGATCCATCCGACAAGCTGATCGAGCTGATCTATACGCTGAAGGCGGGTTATCGCCAGAACGCCAATTTTGTCATGAACCGCAAGACGCAGAGCGTACTGCGCAAGCTGAAGGACAAGGACGGCAATTATCTCTGGCAGCCGCCTGCCGCCATTGGCGAAAAGGCTTCGTTCATGGGGGTTGGCCTGGTGGAAGCCGAACATATGCCGGATATCGCAGCAGATGCCGCGGCCATCGCCTTCGGCGATTTCGGGCGCGGTTATCTGGTGGTGGACCGCATCGGCGTCCGCGTGCTGCGCGATCCTTATTCCGCCAAGCCCTATGTGCTTTTTTACACCACCAAACGGGTGGGCGGCGGCGTACAGGATTTCGAGGCCATCAAGCTTCTGAAATTTGCTGTCTGAAGGCATCCAACTGTGACAGCGGTTTTGCTGTCATTTTTCTCAGGTTCTTTCAACCCCCTCCTGCGGTTTTTGGCAGCTAGTAACACGCTCGAAAGAGGGTGAATCTTTTTGGGGGGTTCCATGCGTAACTGACTGATTTGAAAGTTATCATCTAGGGGAAAGCCATGACGATGTTTCTTGTGACGCCACCGGCGCTCGAGCCGGTGACGATTGCCGACGCACGCGCGTTCTTGCGAATTTCTACCGAGAGTGAGGATGATATCCTTGGCCGCCTCATCACCACCGCGCGCGAGTTGGTGGAAGCCGAAACGGGGCTGGCGCTCATTGACCAGACCTGGCGTCTGCGCGTTGATCGCTGGCCGCGTTCGGGCCGTCTGGCGCTGTTCAAATATCCGATCAAAGCGGTGACGGGCGTTGTTGCCTATCGGCCGGATGGGGCGGCGATCAGCTTTTTGCCGGACGAATTTGCGCTGCATCATGACAGGCGCCCGCAGCGTCTTTACATGGCGCAATATCCCGATGCCTCCACATTCTGCGGTATCGAAGTGGATTTCATTGCAGGCTTTGGTGAGAGCGGCGTTGAAGTGCCTGATACACTGAAACAGGCAATCCTTACCCTGACCGCCCATCTTTACGAATCGCGCGCAGGCGTGAACGCCGATGCCGTTCAGCGATCTTTCCCGCCCATCGTGAACCAGATGGTCGATAGCTGGCGGCGGATTTCCCTATGAACAACGTTCTTTTCATCGATCCGGGCCAGCTCACTTCCGAGTTGGCGCTGGAAGCGATGCAGCCTCTGCCGGATGGAATGGGCGGTTATGCGGAAACATGGTCGGAAATTGCCATGGTCTGGGGGCGGATCGAGCCGGTTTCATCCACGCAGAAAGATTTCGGCGCAAGGCCGCAGCCGGAAGTGACGCATCGCATTCTCATGTGTTTCCGTGAGGACATTTCGACCGATAAGCGCTTGCGCAAGGCGGGGCGCATTTTTGCACTCCGCTCGGTGCACGATCCGGATGAAAGCGGGCGTTATCTCATCTGTCTGGCACGGGAGGAGGGGCGATGAATATTGCCATGACACTGACCTTTGAAAGCCTCGTTCGCGCCTGCGCTGGAAGGCGCTGGCAGCGGGTGAGGCGATTGCCATTGAACAAAATCGGAATGTCAAGGATGCAAGCGGGGGCAAGCATGAAGACTGGCGCGGCAGCACTCCAGAAAGCCCTGTTTGAGGCTCTGAAGAATGACGGCGAACTGATTGAAACCCTTGGTGGAGAGCGGGTCTACGACCATGTGCCGGCGCGCACACCGTTTCCCTATGTAACGCTTGGCGAAACCATGTGCCGCGACTGGAGTACGGCCAGTGAAGAGGGCGGCGAACACTTTCTCAACATTCAGATATGGGCCAGGGAAAGCGGACGCAAGCGGGTGCTCGATATCGCAGCGAAGATTGCAATGCGGCTTGATGAAAAGCCGGTCGAGATCGAGGGGCACAGGCTCGTCAACCTGATGCTGACCGAAGTTCTGGCGCGCAATACAGACGGTCTTGGCAGCTATCTGGGCACGATGCGCTATCGCGCCGTGACGGAACCCGCCTGATAGCTGCCCCTGACGATTGGTATGGGATAAGGAGATTTATATGGCAGCTCAACGAGGCAAGGATATCTTGCTTAAAACGGTGCGCGATGATGGCACGTTTGAAACCTGTGCGGGGCTGCGCACCAAGCGCATCGCGTTCAATGCCGAAACCGTCGATGTGACGGATGCCGATGCTGCCGGGCGCTGGCGCCAATTGCTGGCGGGCAGCGGTGTGCAGCGTGCCTCGATCAGCGGTTCCGGCATCTTCAAGGATGCGGCCTCGGATGCCCTGATAAGGCGCATTTTCTTCGATGGCGAAATTCGCGACTGGCAGATCGTTCTGCCGGATTTTGGTACCATCAGCGGGCCGTTCCAGATCACCGCACTGGAATATGGCGGCAATCACGATGCCGAGGTGACGTTTGAAATCGCGCTGGAATCGGCAAGCCTGATTACCTTCGGAGAGGCGATATGATGATGGCCAATCGCCACCGCGGTGAAGTCGCCGCCAGACTGGATGGCCGCGACTGGACGCTCTGCCTGACGCTGGGCGCGCTGGCGGAACTGGAATCGGTTTTCGAGACGGACAATCTTTCCGCCCTTGTGGCGCGCTTTTCCTCGGGCCGGCTTTCGGCGCGGGATATGCAGCGCATTATCTGCGCGGGGCTTCGCGGTGACGGACATACGGTAAGCGAAGAGGATGTGGCCGACATGCGGGCAGAGGGTGGCGTGGCAGGCTTTGCGCATATCGTGTCTTCGCTGCTGACGGTTACTTTCGGAACGTCTGAAAAGGATTCTGCGCCAAACCCTTGAGTGCCGCAGTTGAATCGAAACCTTCGCCTGTACGGCCTTTTCCATGGGACGAGGCGATGTATGCGGGTTTCGGTTTGCTGCGGCTCACCCGCAGGCGTTCTGGTCGATGACGCCACGCGAACTTTCAGCGGCGATCGGCCCCCTGGCCCCTGTGCTTGATGCCCCCTCGCGCCAGACGCTCGACGCGCTGATGCTTGCTTTCCCTGACAGGTAAATTCATGACAGATGAAACTGTAACCGTATCCGTCAACGCGGATACGAGCGCCTTTGATCGCGCCTTGAGCGACCTTGAAAAACGCTCGTCCAGCTTCGGCAACAGCCTCAATTCGGCGCTGAAAGGTGCGATCACATCCGGCAAGGGGCTGGAAGACGTGCTGCGCGGGCTTGCATCGAGCCTTGCGGGCACGGCTCTCTCGGCAGGCCTCCAGCCGCTTCAGGGCCTGACCTCTTCCATGATGGGCGGCCTGCTCAGCGGCATTCGCGGTATCATGCCCTTTGCCAAGGGGGGAGTGGTTTCAAGCCCTACCTATTTCGGCATGGGCAACGGCTCGCTGGGGCTTGCCGGTGAAGCGGGCGCCGAGGCCATTTTGCCGCTTGCGCGCGGCAGCGACGGGCGTCTTGGCATTGCCACCGGCGGCGGCAGCAAACCGGTGCAGGTCGTGTTCAACATGACCTCGCCCGATGCATCCTCCTTCCGTAAGTCCGAAGCACAACTTGCCACCATGCTGGCAGGCGCCGTGCGGCGCGGCGCGCGGAGGCTTTGAACATGGTCGAAGCCTTTCATGATGTGCGCTTTCCCCTTGGCGTATCGTTTGGTGCGACAGGAGGGCCGGAATGGCGCAACGAGATTGTGACGCTGACCTCCGGCCTGGAAAAGCGCAACGCCCGCTGGGCACATTCCCGGCGGCATTTTGATGCCGGAACGGGGCTGCGCTCGCTGGACGACCTGCGGATGGTCCTCGCCTTTTTCGAGGCACGGCGCGGTTCCCTGCACGCTTTTCGTTTTCGCGATCCGTTCGATTTTTCATCCGCGACCGGCAAGGCGTCCCTATCGGCATTCGATCAGCCGCTTGGAACCGGCGATGGAGTGGCGGTGCACTTTCAGCTTCGCAAGAATTATGAAAGCTATGACCGTCCAATAACGCTTCCCGTGCCGGGCTCGGTGGTTATCGGTGTCGATGGTGTGAAGGTGCCGGAAGGCGAGGCATTTACCGTCGATCCACTGACCGGGATTGTAACCTTTACGCCGGATTATCTGCCGGCAAGGGATGTGCCTGTCACGTCCGGCTTCCTGTTCGACGTGCCTGCGCGCTTCGATACGGACCGTCTCACCGCCAGCATAGCCTCGTTCCAGGCAGGCGAAATTCCATCCATTCCCATTGTCGAGGTGAAGAGATGATCCCGGTCCCGCCCGCGCTTGAATCACATTTGCAAGGCGAGCTGACAACACATTGTTTTGCCTGGCTTATAAGACGGCTCGACGGTGCTGTTTTAGGGTTCACCGACCACGATGCGCCATTGACCGTCGATCAGGTGATATGCGATCCGCTGACAGGATTGAACAGCAGCGAGGCCTCAACCGCCCTTGGCCTCGGCATTGCTGGCGGCGAGGTGGAGGGGGTCCTTTCGTCCACGCAGATCAGCGACGAGGATATCGAGCAGGGCCGCTACGATGGCGCCACGATCGAAGCTTTTCTCGTCAACTGGGACGAGCCGGATCAGCACATGCTGTTGCGGCGCTGGGCGGCGGGCAAAATCAGCCGCTCGGGCAGCCGCTTCGTTATGGAGTTGAAAGGTGTTGCCGCAGCCTTCGATGCGGTTCGCGGGCGGCGTATCCTGCGCCACTGCGATGCGATGCTGGGGGATAAACGCTGCGGCATCGATACGGGTGATCCCCGTTTTTTGCGCAGGGAACAATGCTTGTCGCCGAAGGCACACGGCTTGATGTGGCGGGCCTTGATGGCTTTGCGGCGGGTTGGTTTTCCGAGGGCCGTCTTGCGTGGACCAGCGGGGCCAATCGGGGACGGGCGGTCCGTGTTGTCGGCCATGCGGGGGCAAGCCTGCAACTTGGCGAGCCGATGATCTTGCCGGTGGCTGCGGGTGATGCTTTCCGGCTTGTCTGCGGGTGCGACAAGAGCTTCGCCACCTGCAAGGCGAAATTTGCCAACGGCGTCAATTTTCGCGGCTTTCCGCATCTGCCCGGCAATGATGCCGCCTATGCCTATGTCAACAGCACGAATGATTACGATGGGGGCGTTCTCGTTCCATGATGATTGCCGAACGGGTTCTTGCCGAGGCGCACCGGTGGATCGGAACGCCTTATCGGCACGGCGCTTCCACGCTTGGCGTGAGTTGCGATTGTCTGGGGATGGTGCGTGGCATCTGGCGGGCGCTTTACGGCGTGGAGCCGGAAAATCCGGGCGTCTACGCGCCCGACTGGGCGGAGGTTTCGCAGGGCGACCCCATGCTGGAGGCAGCGGTGCGGCGTGAGGAGCACGCGCCGCAGCCGGGTGATCTTCTGGTGTTTCGCTGGAAGCCGGGCTTTGCGGCCAAGCATATGGGGATCATGGCGCGCGAGGGCCGCTTCATCCATGCCTATCAGGGCCATGGCGTGCTGGCCTCGGCGCTGGTGCCGCAATGGCGCAGGCGCATGGCAGGCATTTTTCTTTTTCCTGAACCAAAGGTCTGATTCATGGCAACAGTTGTTTTGCAGGCCGTGGGCGCTGCTGTTGGCGGCATATTCGGGCCGGTGGGGGCCGCCATTGGCGCTGGGCTTGGTGCGATGGGCGGTTATGCCATTGATAACGCGCTTCTCAATTCCACCCGTCATATCGAAGGCGCGCGGATGAATGGCGGCCGCGTGGCGACAGCGGAAGAAGGTGGCGCACTTCCCTTCATTTATGGCACGGCGCGGGTTTCCGGCACACTGATCTGGGCGACACGCTTTGAAGAGCGCAAAACCACCACCCGTCAGGGCGGCAAGGGTGGCCCCAAAGTCACCAAT